TAAGAGACGTAAATCGTTCTGTGCTAGAAGTGCAGGACAAATGAAAAAGTTTCCTAAAGCTGCGAGAGATCCTAATTCTAGACTAAGACAAGCTCGTAGAAGATGGAAATGTTAATGGTCGCTAAAGTATCAACAATCAAAAGAAAAATTAGACAAGGTAAAAAACTAGGTTTTAGTGAAAGAGCTAGAGCTGTTAATAAAGGTTTATTACCGTCTAAGGCAAAGAAAAGGAGAAAATAATGCCAGGAATGAAAAAACCAAAAATGATGGGCGGAGGAATGATGAAAAAGCCCATGATGAAAAAAGGTGGGACAGCTAAATTAAATCCAGGTTTAAGAGCTTTCCTAGAAAAGAAAAAGAAGAAAAAGAAAAAATAATGAAAAAGGCAAAAGCAAAAATAAAGAAAGTTATGAAGGGTTTGCAAAAAGCATCTAAAACACATGCTGCTCAAGCAAAAACTTTAAAAGGAGTTATAAGTGGCAGATCCAAAAAAAGGAACAGGTAAAAAACCTAAAGGGTCTGGTAGAAGACTTTATACGGACGAAAATCCTAGAGATACCGTCCGTATAAAATTTGCAACACCTACAGATGCAAGAAAAACTGTTGCTAAAGTTAAAAAAATATCAAAACCCTTTGCAAGAAAGATACAAATTCTAACCGTTGGAGAACAGCGTGCCAAGGTTATGGGTAAATCAAAAGTCGCTGCTATTTTTAAGAAAGGTAAAAATGCAATTAGAAACCGTCATAACAAAACTAATTAAGTTTATAAAAACTAGAGCCGAAGCACTATCTATCTCAATAACATCAGGCAGTATTGACAATATGGAAAAGTATAGGTATATAGTAGGACAGATAGCTGCCCTAGAGGCAATACTACAGGAACTCTCTAACCTGCTAGAAGATAAGGAGCAAAATGGAAAAGGAACAGTCATCAATATTGACCCCAAGTCAAAAAATTAAAGTACCTGAAAAAAAATTAGTTGGGGTTGAATCAAAAAAAGAAGAGGCAAAAATTCCAAAACCAACCGGTTGGAGAATATTAGTTTTACCTTTTAAAATGAAAGATAAAACTAAAGGAGGAATAGTATTGGCAGAAACTACACTTGAGAAACAACAAGTTGCATCTCAATGTGGTTTAGTTCTTGCTATGGGATCTCAATGTTACAAGGATAAAGAGAGGTATCCCGAAGGTCCATGGTGCAAGGTCAATGATTGGGTTATGTTTGCAAGATATGCAGGCAGCCGAATAAAAATAGATGGTGGGGAGATACGTCTGCTAAATGACGATGAAATTTTAGCAACAATTGATAGTCCAGAGGACATCTTGCATGAGTTTTAACATAGGAGGATAACTATGCCAGAGGAAGAAAATAAGACAGTACCTATCGATACATCAGGACCTGATGCTACGGTTGATATTGAGGAAGAAAAAGACGAGTCGGTTGTAGAAACCGATGCGCCGAAACAAGAAACAGAAACCACGGAACAAGAAACACCAAAAGTTGAAGAAGAAAAAAAAGAAACAAAAGAAGACGATAGTAAACTAGAAGAATACAGTAAAGGTGTACAAGCTCGTATTGCGAAACTAACTCGTAAAATGAGAGAAGCAGAAAGAAGAGAACAAGCTGCTCTTGATTATGCTAAAGGTGTAGAGGAATCTAGAAAAAAATTAGAGTCTAAATTTAAGAAAACAGACTCTGATTATATTAAAAAATTTGAGACTAGTATTCAAACAGGATTAGAGGCAGCACAAAAAGAATTGGCTGCAGCTATTCAAAATGGTGATGCTGGGGCTCAAGTTGAGGCTAATAAAAGAATTGCAACTCTTGCTTTTGAGAATGCAAAACTTGAACAAGCTAAACAAGGTCAAGAAGATGTTGAAGAGGTAAAACCAAAAAAACCATCTCAAGTGCAAGATGCACCTAATCTTACCAAACCCCTAGAAAACCCAGACCCTAAAGCTGAGGCTTGGGCTGCTAAAAATAGTTGGTTTGGAACAGATAGAGCAATGACTTATACTGCTTTTGAGATACATAAGGATCTTACTGAAAAAGAAGGGTATGATCCTAGTACCGACGAGTATTATTCTGAAGTAGATAAAAGAATACGAGTTGACTTCCCTCATAAATTTGATAAAAATGAGGATAAGCAAACGACCACTCCCGTTCAGACGGTTGCTTCTGCTGTAAGAAGTGTAAAACCAGGTCGCAAAACTGTGAAACTCACTTCTTCACAAGTAGCAATAGCTAAAAAATTAGGAGTGCCACTCGAAGAGTACGCAAAACAACTTAAAAACACGGAAGGAGCGTAACATGGAAAAAGAAAAAAACACTTCTCGTGCGAGCCAAACACGGTCTAAATCTGAAAGACCAAAAGTGTGGGTTCCACCATCTTCTCTAGATGCACCCCCTGCACCTGATGGATTCAGGTATAGATGGATTAGAGCAGAAAGCGTCGGCTTTCAAGATACGAAAAACATAACTGGACGAATTAGAGAAGGTTATGAATTAGTTCGTGCCGAAGAAGTTGAAAATGCATCTGACTATCCTGTACTTGAAGAAGGTAAATACAAGGGAGTGATTGGGGTCGGTGGCCTTCTACTTGCGAAGGTACCAATCGAGATTGCGAAGCAGAGACAAGAGTATATGACTAATCGTCATAAACAAAGAAACGAAGCAGTTGAAAACGATCTTATGAAGGAGCAAGACCAGAGGATGCCAATCAATGTTGAGAGGCAGTCTCGTGTAACCTTCGGTGGTACAAAGAAATAATTTTTTAACTATTTCTCTACTATCGAATTAACTTAAACAACTATTGGAATAGGAGAAAACACAATGGCTAATAGAAACACAGCTGGTTTCGGTTTAGTTCCTGCTGGTACTCTTGCGGGCGTAAGCGTGCAGAACCAAGGAAAATACAAAATCGATGCTGGTCATAGCACAACTATTTACAATGGCGAAGCTGTTAAATCTGCTTCAGGTTATATAGTTGGTGGACAAGGTTCCGCTGCTCCGGTAATTGGTACTTTAAACGGTATCTTTTTCAATGCGGCAGACACTTTGAAGCCTACTTTTAGTAACTTCTACAAAGCTACTATTACACCTGCAAACAGTGAAGACACTACTGCTTTTGTATTAGACAATCCTCTCCAGCAGTATGTATGTGGAACAGACGATGCAGCAGCACAAGCATTGTTCTTAGAAACTTTTGACTTTAATACAACAGCAGGTAGCGATACCACTGGTAAGTCATCAGCAACTTTGAACATTGGTGTTACTGGAAACGACGATAAACAATTTAGATTGTTAAGATCTGCAGAAGATCCTGAGAATGAAGACGCTACGGCGGCTTTTGCATCTGTTGTTGTTTGCATTAATCTGGTCGAACTACAATCATAATAGGAGCAATTAGACAATGGCAATATCACGTTCACAACTAGTTAAAGAACTAGAACCAGGCCTAAATGCACTATTTGGGCTGGAATATAAAAGGTATGAAAATCAGCATGCTGAAATTTATACCAACGAAACTTCTGACAGAGCTTTTGAAGAAGAAGTAATGTTATCTGGTTTCGGAAACGCACAAGTGAAAGGTGAAGGATCAGGAGTATCTTTTGATTCAGCACAAGAAACTTTCACAGCTCGTTACACTCACGAGACAGTAGCTTTAGCATTTGCTATTACAGAAGAGGCTATCGAAGACAATCTTTACGATAGACTTGCTGCTAGATATACAAAAGCTTTAGCAAGATCAATGAGTAATGCGAAACAAGTTAAATCAGTTGAGCCTTTAATCAACGGTTTACCATCAACTAACACATTTAAGTCAGGTGATGGTGTAAGTTTATTTAACACTTCGCATACTACAGTGGCTGGTTCATTTAAGAACACACTATCTACTCAAGCAGATCTAAACGAAACTTCGTTAGAGCAGTCGTTAATTGATATTGCGGCTATCACTGACGAAAGAGGTCTTAGAGTTGCAGCTAGAGGAGTAAAAATGATTATTCCTTCAGAGCTTCAGTTTACAGCTGAAAGACTTATGAAGTCTCAAGGCAGAACTGGAACAGCTGATAATGATATCAATGCAATCGTATCCATGGGTATGATTCCGCAAGGATACAGAGTCAATAACTATTTAACTGACTCTGATGCGTTCTATATCATTACAGACGTACCAAACGGTATGAAAATGTTCACAAGAGCTCCGTTAACAACTGCAATGGAGGGTGATTTCGACACTGGCAACGTAAGATATAAAGCTAGAGAAAGATACTCATTTGGAGTATCAGACCCTAGAGGTATCTTCGGTGTAGAAGGTGCGTAACACTTAATTTATGGGGCGGTCTAAAAACCGCCCCATTTAATTATTAGAAAGGAAAAATGTCTCCTAAAAAATTTAGAGTTAAAATATCAGCATATAATTATCATTCAGATTTTTTTATTGAGTGTTTAGAAACACCGTTAGATATAGAAAATACAATCATTGACAGATTGGGAAAATCTGATATAAAATGGGAATATCTTGGAGAAATGCATGATCCAAGAGTAAACAGAATAACCTATGAGGAGGTTATTAATGGAGGCGATAGTGCAACACTTGAACGACCTTTACACACAGAAGAAGGGTCTAGATCTTCAGTGGGAGCAGGAGCATCTTAAAGAGGGTAGATATACTCTCAACATGGTTAAGATAGACAGAAAAGTCAGAGAAGTTCTTAATCATATTAAACTTGCAGAGGCTAGAAAAGCTACTTTGCAAAATAAAATAGATGATGCAGCTCCTAAAGTTTCTGTAGCTACTTAATAAAAAGCTACATCGTTGGAAAAAACCAATCCACATTACAGGCCCTCTTGCGCTCTACTAAAATCTACTATATAAATCATACCACTGTATAATTAATTAGAACATAGACGCATACAGTCGACGGCCTAGAGACTATGTTCGGAAAACTAGGAGGATATAATCATGGCAAAAACTACATTTCAAGGACCAGTAAAATCTATTAATGGTTTTCAAGGTGTTGGAACTGGAAACTCTGTGTCAATCGCAGCCGGTGCAACTTCTTTAACTGTTGATTCACATGCTGGTAGAATGTTGTACCACAACGTTGCTGGTGCAGCTACTTTGACTTTACCTGCGATTAACTCATCTGCAGACTCAGGTGTTGCAGGTCCAGGTAATGATCCAAACTCAGCAAACAATTTAGGTGCTTCGTTTGAAATCTACATTGGAACAACTAAAACTGGTGACTTTGTTTTACAAGTTGCTAACGCTAGTGATACAATGACTGGTAATGCAATTATCGTAGATACAGATACAACCGATAATGCTGAAGGTTTTATGACCGCAGCAGCATCTGACACTATTACTTTAAACGGTAGTACAAAAGGTGGATTAGCTGGATCAATCATAACTTGCAAAGCAATCGGTGCCAACAGATGGGGCGTTCAAGTTACATCTGGAGGAACTGGAGACTTAGCTACACCATTTAGTGCAGCAGTAAGTTAATAATTAAATAAACTCGGAGCGCCTGGTAATGCAGGCGCTCTTTAAAAGGAGGACAAAAACATGGCAGACACAGTATTAAATACAACTGTATTTGACGGATCAAAAAAACTTATCACTCACTACAACGTAGTTTCTGATGGTGATGGAAGCACAACTAAAATAGTTGATGTTTCTGCGTTAAACTCTAACAATGGTAAATCTTGTGTAAAAGTAAGATTAAACAAAGTTAGTTTCAACGTTTCAGTAACTGCTCCAGTAGATGCAATCAGAATGCAATGGGATGCAACATCAGACGTTGTGTTTCAAACTTTAGCAGGTGAAATGGAATACGACTATTCATCTTTTGGTGGACTAAAAAACACTGAAGCTAGTGGGTTCACTGGTGATGTAAACGTTGTTTTACCGGCTTGCACTAACGGAGATACAGGTACAATCGTTTGTGAATGGATTAAAGTTTACGAATCGTAGGAGTTTAAATGGCTAATACTACTTCGGGAACAACAACGTTCGACAAAACTTTTGCTATTGATGAAATAATAGAAGAGGCTTTTGAACGTATAGGACAGCAAAATGTTGCTGGCTATCAATTAAAAAACGCTAGAAGAACTTTAAATATATTACTTCAAGAATGGGGTAATAGAGGTATTCACTATTGGGAAGTAGATGAACTCAATATGGATTTAATTGAAGGTCAGTCAGACTATGATTTTTTTAGATCTAGTGATGATGGCACAAGCGCTGTTTCTACACCAGCAAATGTATTTGGTATGTCAGATGTCCTTGAAGCACAGTTAAGATCAAATAGAACTTCAACAGATCAATCTGATAGTCCAATGACTAAAGTGGATAGATCTACTTATGCAGGTTTTTCTAACAAGTTATCTAAAGGCACACCTAATCAATATTGGGTAGAGCGTTTCATAGATAAAGTTAGAATACATATTTATCCAACACCGGATTCTACAAATGCATCTAAAGATATGCATTTTTATTACATAAAAAGAATACAAGATGTTGGTGATTATACTAATGCAACTGATGTTCCATTTAGATTTGTACCTTGCATGATATCAGGGTTAGCATATTATTTATCTATGAAGTATATGCCACAAATGATTCAACAAACAAAATTAGTTTACGAAGACGAATTTGCAAGAGCGCTAGCAGAGGATGGTTCTGCATCTAGCACACACATAACACCAAAAGCATATTATCCAGGAGCATAATGGCAAAGTACGCAACAGGTAAATACGCAAAAGCGATCTCAGACAGATCTGGTATGGAGTTTCCATATAAAGAAATGGTTAGAGAATGGAATGGTGCGTTTGTGCATGTATCTGAATTTGAACCAAAACAACCACAATTAGAACCAAAACCGATGAATGGTGATTCTATATCTTTAAGAAATGTAAGGCCTGGTAGAACAGAACCAGCTGTAGCTGCTATGTTAGGAAATAATCCTTTTTCTACGACAGCTTCATCTGGAACAGTTACAGTTACAGAGGTAAATCATGGAAGATCAAATGGAAATTCTGTAAGATTTAGAAATGTACAAGGAAGCCCTGGTGGAGTGCCTTTTTCTACCTATGAAAATGCTTCAGGATTTAGTATAACAGTTACAACAACAGATAAATATACTTTTAGTTTGGGAACAAACGCTAGTGTAACGGAAGAAGGAGGAGGACCAACTGTGTCTGCAGGACCAGTTACCCTAACACCATGATTAAAAAAATAAAAAATTTTATTTGTAAATTACTAGGTATTAAACAATGTGCATGTCCAGAGGAAATGGATCCACATGAATTAATATTACATCCAAAAAAACCAGATATTCCTGTTTATGAAAACGAGGATGCTGTTAAAAAAGATCATTGTTCAGGACATTTAAGATTTAGAAAATCTTGTCCTCGTTGTCAGGAGATTGTAGTATAATGGCAGGATTAAGCGCATCAGGATTAAAAACACAAATTAGAAGTTACACTGAAACAGATTCTAATGTTTTATCAGACTCTGTTTTAGAAAATATAATTTTAAACGCACAGTATAGAATATTCAGAGATGTTCCAATTGATGCAGATAGAAAACAACAATTAGGTAATTTTGCGGCTGGACAAGAATCTATAAATGCTCCAGCAGGTTGTGTGTTTGTTAGAGGTATACAAGTTTATGACACAGCAGGATCAGAAATAACAGGAGCTAATAGATGGTTAGAGAAAAAAGATGTAACTTATTTACAGGAGTATCAAGATGTAACCGGAACGTCAGCAGCTCAAGGGCAGCCCAAATATTATGCTATGTTTGGTGGAGCAACAGGAGAATCTGATACTACGTCTGGAAGAATAATAGTGGCTCCAGTCCCTAATACGACATATAGATTTAGAATACATTTTAATGCTGCGCCTGCATTATTAGAAAATGATGACACCAATTATATCAGTCTTAACTTTCCAAATGGCTTATTATATTGTTGTTTTC